ATGGGAGAACAAAACTACATAGAAACACGAAACGGGAGAACATCATTTTTTGACGGAGGTTTGTTACAGTATATTGGTTGGACAATACTTGGCACTTTAGTAACACTTTGCACGTTTGGCATTTGTTATCCATGGGCTTTATGTATGGTCTATGGCTGGAAAATCAATCATACTGTTATTGAAGGAAGACGCTTGAAATTTCAAGGTTCCGCAGTAGGTCTTTTTGGTCATTGGATCAAATGGCTTTTACTAACGATAATTACTATCGGAATTTATGGTTTCTGGGTTTTCATTAAACTAGAAGATTGGAAAGTAAAAAATACGATTTTTAATTAAAATGAAAAAACATCTTACACAATGGTTTTTGCCAGTTGTAAGATGTTTTTTCATTATGCCCTCGGAGGGCAAAGAGTGATTTTTTTGCAATCCTTTTAAATCAAATTTAATAGGATTATAATACAGCTGAAAAGCTCTATTCTGATAAATAAGTTTAAAATCTGTTTAAATATTTATTTAATCAACTCAAATACGAAATAATTTGAACTTTATTTGAACTTTTTGTACTTCTCATATGCTTCCATTAAATTTATGTCATTATTTTCTATTCTCTCATATAACAAACTGATGTCTTTATCAGATAAGAAATTTGAAAACAATTTCTTCAATGCACGATCTTTTCCTTCTATATAGAATATATATTTAAAATCATTAAATGAATTCACCTTCACGTCATAACCTCACAAAAAATAATATCTTCTATACTAATGTCAAAAATGCGCTCGTCAAAACGTTGTAGTTGAACTATCTGTTTTTCATAGTCGATAAAAACAGGCACTACATACTTGTAGCGCATATGATGATTATTCTTTAAAAATAAAATCTCTATTGACCAATTGCGATTCATTGCATCAATTAAAACTATTGTATTTTCTAATTCATTATCAATCAAATTATACATACTTGTCACCTCTTGTTAAGATTATACGAACAAACGTTCTTTTTATCAAGAGGTAATTAGGACTAAATTTTAATATATATATCTCTCTTGAAGTAAGAAATAGTTTATGCAATAATATACCCATAGATGTTTTGCATCTAGTAATTTCATTCAACTATTAGCTGCTTAATATAACAGCAACCTCGAACTTTTTAGTTCGGGGTATTTTTTTGAAATTAATTTTTAAAAACACTTGCTTTTGTATAATACATGTATTATAATATAAATATAGAAAGGAGTTGAGAAAGTGAAAGATGTTTTAGAGGAAATAAAAACAGTCCTTGAAATTATCACTCTTGTAGTAGCGCTGACAACAATACACAAGAATGATAAAGACAAGAACCGCTAAATCAGAGGGGTGAAACTCCCTCCCTCTATTAAAAGTATATCACGTCTTTCATAAATTATGAATAAATATATCTGGGTTATATTAATTGTTATCTGTGTTAACGGACTCGCTAGTTACTTTCAGAACACAGCATTGACCATCATTGCTATACTGACCACATTAGCTTGTCTAGTGTACTTAATAAAAATTAGGAAGTGATTAATTATGACGAAAAAAACGACCTCTGACGCGCAGTTGAAAGCAAATAAGGAATGGCAAAGCAAGAACAAAGAACATGCAAATTATTTAAAAAGCCGTTCAGCTGCGCGTTCTTTTATAAAGAATAAAGCTACGTTGGAAGATTTGAAGGAACTTGAAAAATTAATTATAGAGGGAAAAATTAATCATAAGGGAATGATTAAGGATAAATGATGCACGCTAAGCACATGCTTGGCGTTTTTTGCATAAAAAAAAGCCCTAACGTGTGGTTAGGGGGTTAAATTACGCCATCATCTTTAGTTTTTCTACTTCGAATTTAAATCTAGAATTAATCATATGATTGATTTGTTTTGTTGTATCTGTAAAGGTTAAATTACTCTTTATAAAATCAAAAGAATAATCATTTAGCAATTTAATCAATGCTGAATTTACAAACGAGGAATTGACACTTGTAAATCCATTAAAAGATATTTCCGCTTTATTCCCAGTCGATAGAATCTTTTTAATTTCAATTCTTACAGCATCACCATCGGCATTTGAAAATGCATTTTGAGTTATATTGTTTATATATAATTTTACCATCCAAATTCCTCCTCCGGATTATTTACTTCTCTAGCTAATTTTGCATCAATGTTAAATTCATAGAAAGTTCCAGGATAAAACGATTCCTCTTGTGAACAAGATAGGTTACTGTTACTAGCTGTAATTATACCATTATTTGAATGCAAATGTACAACACCAAGATTATCATTAGTGATTGCCTTAATTATGTTTCCAATACCAGCCCCTCTGTTATGGGGCTGATTTTCCGAACTAACTCCGAAATCAGTTGCTTTTTTCATCAACTCTGAATCAGATAAATCCGGAAATTTTTTTCGCAATGACGCAGGTATGCCCACACCAAAATCTGAAACACATATTTTTATTTCTTCAGCTCTAGGGAAATATTGTGCGGATATACAAGCAGTTCTAACAGTCGAATGATCAGCTATATTATTAAAAATTTCTTCAAGAGAAATTTGTAGATAATCTAAGTCTGCCACATTGACATTTAATATTCCGCCTATCCATGGGATAAAACTATTTCTAACCCAGCTAACAGAGTCCTTATAGTTAATTAATTCTAACGGACACGTATTTCTTCTTTTCCCCAAAGGTTCTGAAATTTCAACATCCATATACTCAGAAAAAAATTCAATATCATTTAAAAATTGCATTACCTTTTTATTTTCAGAAGTTGGAGAACTGGACGTATATCTCTTAAATTTAATAGACACATCACATTTATTAAGTTGTAACCACTCAATTGTGTTGCTAAGTATTGTTAGCCCTGAGGGTTCAATAAAACTCAAGTGTTCCAAGTTAAAAATTATTTTTTTACATGTTGGAACTAAACTCTCATTTATACATTGTTTTAGTACACTGTACATTGTATCTCTATTAAATTGTGGAGGTAATATAACTTCTTTTTCTTCCAAAACACTCATCCCTTTGTTTATATTATTACAAATATACCTTAAAATAAATATTAAAACAATATAAAATTAAGCATGTGTGTACTTTATTATATAATAAATATTTTGCTAAAAAGTATCATTGCATAAAAAACCCCCGCAAGAAGCGAGGGCAACAAACTAAATCTTTTTAACAAACTTTGTGTTGGCAGTGAGATAGTAACCGCTCTTCGTCTTCAAGCGAGGTGTTCCGCCTTTAGTTTTCCCCATCCCCGAAATCGTGAAGACTGTGCCAGCCGGAAATGTTCCGCCAGTTTTATGCTTCTCTGTAAAGTCTACTGAATTGTATAGATCACACTGTACCAGTGTTTTGATTTTTTCAGGGTTTTCTGTGTAGTATGTGTTTTTATTTGAGCTGGCTGGTGTGTGTGGTTTTCCTGCTTTTAATTTCGCTAATAATGTTGTATTCTGCGTTGCTGTGCCTGTGTAATCCTTAATTCCGTATTGATTTGCTAGTTTTTTACGATTCGCAAAGCTTGAATCTAGTTTATTTAAATTCATATAATCTACTAATCCTAGACTGTTCGTGTTCGCATTTGCGCTCGGTTTAGAAGAATTACTAGTACTAGCTCCTTTTCCAAAAGTATCAGTCCCATAGCCTTTATAATTAAATTGAAGGTGTGGATTGTCTACAAATCCAGACCAATCACCGCCCCATTCAAATCCTAAAGATTTGGCCTTTGCCACAAATTTCTTGCCTTTATCTGAACGATAAGCGCCCCAATCAACAGTTTTACCTTTCGTCATGGCGAAATCTAGCGCTTGTCCTACTAAATGATAAGAGCGCATTGTTTGAGACGCTCCGCTGTTAACATTTGCGGCTTGTTGTTCTTTCGTTCTAATTGTTTCGTAGATTAATACTTCAATTCCGTTGTTCTCGGACCAATCTAGCAACTTTCTCGCCGCTGCTTTTGTATTGTCTGCTAACTTATTTACATTCGCTAAACTTCTACTATAATAATAACTTGTCATTATTTATCATCCTTTCTTGGTTCTGAATAATTCATTACTTTTAAACTATCGGAGAATTTACTAGTCGTTGGGTCCATCAAAATCCCGATAACAGCTACTACTGTTGTAACAATCGCCATTGGGCTATTTAGGAACCTTACAAACGAAAGCCACAAAGCAGACCAGTTATCTAAATCAGATATAGAAAAACCTCCCGCTGTCCATGCGACGCCAAGAACTGTAATAAGTGTTGCTACAACAGTTCGCCAGTTTTTCAATCGTACCTTCCAGTTAATTTTCATCATTTCACCTCCTTTTCATTTTTTTCAGTAACATACTTCCAAATCGCTTTATCTTCCCGTTTCAATAAAGCAATCTCTTTATCATGATCGTTTTGCTTTTCTCGTAAACTCATACGATCTTTCTTGCTTTCGGACATTTCTTCTCTTAGACTTTTTAAAGTGATATCCAGAGAATCAATCATATTTCTTAAAGGCGCGACTAATGCCCACCTAATAACAAAACCTACGATTGCCGCTATTAAACTAATTAAAGCTATTAGCTCCCCCACACTCATCCCTGCTATCGAAATACTCCCAAGTACCAATTTTCATCATCTCCTCATTGTCACTCCATAAAAAATAAGCCTTGCTGGCTTTAATCTAAAACATAAAATAATTGATTTAACGCAAAATAAGTAACGCTAGTGTCGACAGGCATAAAACTCATTGCATTGGCGGAAGACGCATGTACTCGACCACCAGTCGATTTGCTCGTTGGCGCGTAAGCCATCGCCGTTCTTGTTGTCTGTATCTCAAGAGGCACAGAAGCAAAAGCGTTAGCTGATGCCCATGCGGTTGATTTTTGAACTTGACCACGGAAAAACACAATTCTAATTCCAAAAATGCATAAAATCATATATTGAGGTGTATTAAATTCGGCTGTAGAATATCCTGCGTTAAGCGGTAAATCTTTCCAGCTTGTTTTATAAAACGAATCTGCATTTACAGATAAAGTTGTTTGTCCCTCCTTAGAGAAATCTAACGAATCACCGCGTAGCATTGCCTCTTTTAGTTCTCCGGAAACATTATGATCCATCAGTTGCTGTGCTACTTTCACGCCACCGAGTGTTGTAACATCACTTTTTAAAATAGTAGAGCCGGCACCAGTTGGCAGTACTGTAGCAGCATTAAATCCATCGTCGTTCATCGTGACTGTCCCAGTAAACAAATTTCCTTCTTCATCACGATAATTAATATTGTGAATAAATTCAGCACCTGTGATACTCCCACTCTCTACATCACCTAATTTCGCAGTAATCGCTGATAACTCCCCGACTTTTAAAGCGTTATAATCCAGAGGTATTTCTTTCCAAATTATCCCATCCCACTTAAAAACACCTGTTATAGTATTTTCAATCTCATCTATCTTGAACCATGTATCGTTTATCTTTGGAATAGCTGGCGGTAGCTCACCATAAAAAGGTTTATTGTTATCACCAGCTTTCATTAACGCGTCATTAGCTGTATCTATTGCTGTGACAGCGGAATCTTTAGCATCATTTGCTACTTGTTTTGCATCTGTTGCATTTGTATTCGCATCATTTGCTACACTTTCGGCACTACTAGCGATTTGCTGTGCTGTTTCAGCCTTATTACTTGCGATTGACGCAACTTTATTAGCATTTGTTGATACTTTCGCGTTTTCCCTCAATTGATTTATAATCGCAGGTGTAGCCGAATTAATATCAATAAAATCACCAACTACACAAGTGCTTTTTGACATATCGCTATAACAAATATTTAACTCAATAACCCTTGCTTGTACTGTAATTGGAGGACTCATTTCTAAATCTACAATTCTTACAAAACTGCCTTTTCTTATTCGATGTGCTTCAAAACCATAGACTTGTTCTAACATTAAAATATTTGCTTCATATTGATATGATGGCGATGATAACTTTCTAAGTTCTAAAGTACCCCATTGTTTCAACGCTGCCGCATTTGTTATATTTTCATTTACAATCTTAGTCATTAAGTAACCTGTGCCGCTTGGGTTGTATTGCTCATTTGCTTCATCATTATAGATGTAATTCAATCCTCCATTAACAGAAGAAATGTTTAATTGTGTCCCATCAGCTTGCGTTGCGCCAAGAGGTATAAGAGCAGTCTTAATGTTCGTAAATAATACTTTCCTCGTTATTCCTTTAATGCCTGTGCCGCTCTCAATTCGAACACCTTCATTATCCCCAAACTGTTTCGCGACTTTACAATAATAGCCAACTATCCTCCCTTGAAATGTTTTTACATAAAACTTAACTTCGCAATCAAAAGCAGTACAAATTTGATGTAGGGCTTCTTGAGCTGTTATATATCCTGAGAACTCCAAATTTGCAACTGCCCCTACATTTTCTGTATCTTGAGGAATCCATCCACTCCCGCCAAGCACATATGTTAAAGCGGGACCAATATTACTATTGGAAAAAGCGCGATCTGTCACAATTACATTATTCAAATCAAAGATAAAAACATTTTCGCAAAAGATTCTTTTTTGAGGTTTCGAACTATTGTCATCTCTGATGTCTTGCACTTCAATAATTTTGAATAACAATGAATCATCGTCTAAGTCTTGAAGCATTACATAATTTCCACCTGTTAAATATTTTGAACTTTCGTCATCTGTCGAAACAGAAAACTCATAAGTTGAATCAAAATCTATAACTTTCTCGGTGTGTGAATCATTAAAATAATGAGTTCCATTTGTTGAATCAACGGATATAGATTTTACAATTTCTTTATTTTCATCTAATATCAATAACATTTAAACACTCCTTTAAAAAGTTCTTGGCCTAACATATACTGTCCAATCTGCCGCTTCAAACGGAGATACATTTAATACTTCTGTTGTACCGCCAAATAACTTAAAAAAATGACTTCCTATTGCTAGATTCTGCATAAAAGGAATGCCATTTTTATAAATTGTTTCTGTTTCAAAATCAAACATTAATTCGTCAGATGCATGCGCTATAACTTGCGGAGCGGTATTTGCAACAATATTTAATTTTTCAACAAGTGTATCTGTGAAAAACAAATCGCGGTTAGGGTCATGTGTGCCTGATGCCGCAGCGTATATATTTAATTGAGCTAATTTTTTTGTGTATTTATTAGCGGTATCTACAAATACCTTTTTCTTCGTCCAGACAGGCTTTATATTACTATCTAGTTTGATAATTTCAGCGGTAAATTGATTTCCTATTTTAGTTAAAATAAAGTAACCATAAAAATCTCTGTATTCATTATATGCACCTGTTTGTACCTTCTCTGTCACTGTTTTATATTTTCCGTTAACTTTTTTTCTAGTTGATACTGTTTTGTATGTTTTAGTAACTTTCCCTGCCTCATTAAACAAATCTTTTTCAGGATAATTAGCAACATTTTGATCGCCAATAGATATTTTAACAATATTGACTTCGGTATTTGCGGCATTATCTTTTATTTGAAACGTTGCAATTTTTGCTCCTTTTTCATCAACAAGATACACTTCTAATTTACCTTGTTGTTTTTGTGCCGATGCTATGTTTTGAAGGCGCATTCTTACACGCCAGTTATCCTGCGCTTGGGGAAGAACTACTTTACTCATTGGTCCATGCCACTGTGCTCCAACACCATAATCAGATGCTCGAAATACATTTGCGGTTGAAGTGAAACTCCCATCAATAATCCCGTTATTTGCGTCTAATTGAAATGTTAAATCTGACTGTTGCATAGGCGTCCATGTAGCTAATACATTCATTGGATCGTTTAAAATTATTTCCGATGGTTTAACAGGAGTTTCTCCAGAATCTGGATCAACTCCTTCGCCAATGTATAAGTAATCCTCTTTATTCGATACAGCTATATAAGTGACATCCTGTTTTATAACTGCTCCAATTACAGGACTGGTAGGTTGTGAACCGCGAACTGGTAATTTGTTACTTTCACTAGTTAGCTCAAATTCTTCTTGTTCATAATAAACATACGGGTCTGAACAAACAAAATTCAGCGTTGCTCGTCCGTTATATAAAAGCCTATCTAAGTCTGTAGATCCTTCAAATCGACCATAATACGTCTTTTCAGGCGCATCATCAATTACCAAAGAGCGTTCTTCTGCATCTACCTGCATCAACCAATCAGCGACAGATGTAGCCCTCTCGCTTAATTCTTTAAGGCTATCTCCAATAATTTGTATTTCTAATTGTATCCCTCGTTGACCAACATTTGGTCCAAAATAAAAAGCGCCAATACGACCACTGACGCTTTCCGTGTTACCTTCGTTTTGTGGGAACAATGGTGGTTTAATGTCAATTATTTCCACATGCTTATCAAATGAATGAATACCTTTATATGTGAATCCTAAACTCATAAAATCACCCCTTGCGCTCGATTAGTTCTAACAATACGATTGTTTTGAATTTCTGTTATAAAATCTACCGTTTCCTCCGCCACTATACGACCCTCTAACATTGTTTTATTAATAATTTGAATTGGTTGTACTGTAACTGGGTTTCCGCTTCCTTGCATTGCTATAGAAGCCCCTGAGTAAGCCGTAATTTCTTTTGTGTTCGGGGTAACTGGGACTGAAATAGCAGGTGATAGACTTGTTAAATGTTTTTGCATTTTATGAGCCGCCAAATCTATAGTATTTAGATTCTTAAGCATTCCGACTCCAATTCCCGCTGGCACTTGTTCACCAACTTCATCGCTCATTAGCCGAGAAGGCGAGTGGATTTTCAGTCTTTTCTTGATTGTCGATTCAATTGTTTTAGCTAGTTGATCCGCTTGTTTCTCTAGCGGACCGTTCATTTGCTTGAACCCTTGAATAATCCCCGCTACGGTCTGTACACCAAGTTTAGAGCCAGCAGTGCGATATTCTTTTGCTTTATCAAGTTCTTTCAACCAAGAAGCGTTCGCATTTGCCAAATCTTTTTTAGCTTTATCGTTCGCCGCCTTGACAGCTTTATCCATCGCCACTTTATCATTTACAGAAGCGTCTAATCCCAGCTTGTTTGCATTAGCATGTTTTTTACTCCACTCAGCTTGATATTGTTTCAGTTGTGTATCAGACATTCCCGCAATTGCTTTAGCTTGTCCTGTTGCGCTTACACCCATATTGCGTATCTCGTCTATAAGACCTTTACTAACACCGCGTTTTTTCATTTTATCAAGTTGAGCCATAAAATCTTTTTGTTGGGCTGTTTGTGATTTAAGATTTTTTGTTAATTCGCTACCACTTGATTTCTCTGTAACAGCAGCATCAAATAGTCCAGTCTGATTATATGCGGCTTCTTGATTTGATTTAAGAGCATCCTTATATGTCTTTTTCGCTTCATTGATAGAATCCTTAGCCGTTTTATTTATTTTAGCAACATTATCATAATATTTTTGTGTGCTACTTTTTATTGATTTATTAAGTTTAGTTTTTTGTGTACTAATTTCTTTATTCGCACTTGCAATATTTAATTTGATTTGTCTTGTTTGCGCCGCATTTAAGCGATATTGCTTATTAATTTGTTTTAATTTATTAATGTACGATTGTGCGCTAATTGCGCCTGTTTTGTAATCTACTTGCACATTTGATATTTTATTACTTACATTTTTCGCATAGCTTGTTTTAGTACCTTTGGCATAATGAGGTACATTACTCAAAGCTTTAGCTGTTTTATCCCCTCGTAGCACTTCGGTACCTCGTGGTAGATTAAGAAGAACGTTACGACCTTTAGGAACAAAACTATTCCCATCCGGGGTGGTAATCATTTCTTCATAGTTGCTTCCATTGGCATCGTTAACTAATGCAGGTCCGCCTTTGTGGTTATTTGTCCCAGTTGCATAACCTACCTCTTGAATTCCGCTTGGACTTTTACCACTCGTTTTGTATGCAATAGAAATTACTTTTTGATTTTTCATGTTGAGCATATCACGCCACGAGTTTATAGCATTGTCAATAGCGTTTTTAGTAGCCTCTGCGTTGGAATTAATAACTAAATCTTTTCTATGGACAGCTATGTTGTTATAGTCGTCGACTGTTCTACTACCTCTATCTATTTTTGATAATAGGTCTCTGTTGTTTGCAAAAAGGTTTTTAAGATTCACCTTTTGTCCGTTATATTGAACAATAACATCTTTACCACTCTGAATTTTATTCCTAACATCATAGTTATTTGCTAAAAGCGTCTTTAAATCTACGTTCGTTCCGTTATAGCTAACTAACATCCCTTTAGAAGAATTCATTTTCTTTATTACATCAGAATTATCAACTACTAAAGTTTTCATTGATGGAGGTAAGTTGTCCCAAACTCCCATGTCTTGCAGAGCTTTTTGTAACGCCAGACTAGTATCTGCATTCGCAATCATACTTTTTTGTTCAGGCTTCAATTTATCCCAAATACCTAAATCTGACAACGCGTTAGCTACATGTATAGAGTCCTCATAACTGACAATTAATTTCTTTTCGTTGAAAGTCATCTTATCCCAGCGACCACTTTCAATAGTTGCTGTTGCAATAGTCTTTTTAGCATCTGTGGTTAATTTTGCTTCTTTCATGATGAATTTAAGATTATTCCAACCATCTTTAGACTTTGCGGCATCCAAAACAACTTGTTCTAAATTTGTTTTTACTTCCCCAGTTTTAGGGTCTAAAACTAAATCGCTCCAAGCTAAATCTGCTTTACTTGCGCCATCGCCAATCAACTTACTAGCATCACTAACCCCGCCTGCAGCTTCTTGTACATTACGAGTGAATTCGTCATAACTTAAACCCATTTCCTCTAGTGCTGATTTAATATTTTGTTCTGCTACCTCACTACTTGAGCCAATTGCTTTATAATAATCTCTTTGAGTCCTTATCCAAGCTGTGGTAGAAGCTCTTACAGCAGCTGTCTTTTCTCTTTCGTTTTGTTTAATAGCCTCTGTATAAGTTTTTTGATCTATTTGATCTTTATCTAAATCTTTTTTTAAATTTTTAGCATTATCTTGATATACCTTAGCTGCTTTGGTTGTTTCTTCCCACAATAAAGTAGATTGTTCTCCCAGAGCCTTTTTAGACAACCCTAGAGTTTCACCATTCATCGCTTTTATCAGCTGTGTTTTCTTTTTGTTGTTTAAGCCTAAACTTTCAATTTGTTCAATCTGCATCGCTTTATAAATGTTGTTGACAGTTTTTGATTCTTCTGCAGTGAGATTACGATGACCATCCGCGGCAGATTGATAAATCTTTTCTATTTCTTTATATTGCGAATCAACATTGTCTTTTCTTTCTTTGGCTGCTTTTTCTGATTCTTTTTTATCTGTATTAACTATAGCTTGAACTCCCGCAGAATAATCTTGATAGTGTTTTTCAAAATCACCTAGCGCATCGTCTGTGTTTTTCTTTATTTCATCTGCCATATTTTTAAATGCAGTTACTACACTCTCGCTGTCATCTGTCGCACCTGATGCAAAGGTATCTAGTGCAAGCTTGCCTTCTGATGCAAATTCATTAAATTTACCCATGGATTTATCAGCTTCTGCGCCAATATCATAACCCCATGTTTTTATACGTTCTTTGCTCTCTTCGATTTTGCTTATATGTTTATCTAGTGCATAAATACCCACACCAAGCAAAGCCGCACCAGCCACCGTAATAACTGCTGGTAAAGCTCCGAAAGAACCAGCTAATCCAGCCGCAGCTAAACTAGTACCTTCCACAGCAGTTGTTGTAGCGCCAAATCCAGCCGCTAAAGGAGCTAATTTACTCCCTAAGCCTAACATCTTTCCTAACCCTGCAAAGCCTTTTATTAGTCCGCCAGTCATTGATACTAGTTTTTCGCCAATCCTTAGCACAGGACCTGTTGCTGCCAAAATTCCCGCCCATTTTATAATACTCTGCTGTTGTGCACCAGAAAGGTCATTAAATTTATCAATCATCTTATTAGCCCACTCAATGATAGGAGTGAGGGCGGGCATTAATTTTTGCCCTACATTCTGTTCTAATACTTCTAGTGAAGCTTTGAATTGATCCACACCAAATTTGCCAGCTTTACGCATATTATCAGCAACTTCTTTTGTATATCCATTGGCTTCATCTGCACCCTTGGAATACTTACGTAATGAATCGCCTCCCGCCTCAAGCAATGTATTTACCGCCGATAGAGGTTCACGCCCAAAAACCATTGTTAAGAAGGAGTTTTTCTGTGTTTTCGTCATTTTCTTTGTTTTATCATTAATATCATCCAAGAGAGTTGGTAAGGTTTTCATATTGCCATTGTTATCTTCAATTGTTAATCCAACTGCTGACATAGCTTCTGCAGCTGATTTTGAAGGTTTAAGTAAACTTGTTAGCATACCGCGTAAACCAGTACCAGCTTTCTGCCCTTCAATACCACGATTCGAAAGCAAACCAACCGCAGCAGCTGTGTCTGTAAGCGAGTATCCTAGCGAATGCGAAATAGGACCAACGTAATTCATTGCTGTTCCCATATCAGAGAATCCAGCCGCTGTTTTATCAGCTACGTAGGTTAGCACGTCAGCAACTTTGTTTGTATATTCCATCTGTTTGTTGGTGTCCTTAGAAATCATTCCAAACTGTTCTAGTGTTGACGTAGTAACGCCCATTACTGTTTCGAAATCATCACCAGACGCACGAGCGGCATTAAAAATCGCAGGCATGGATGCCATTGTTTGGTTGATATCATAGCCTTTTTTAACCATTTCTTTCATACCGAGCATAGTTTGCTCAGAAGCTACGCCGTATTTAACGCTAGCTTTTTGCGCATAATCAAATACCTGCGTGTAACGATCGCCAAACTCTTTCGCCGATTCTCCGGATTCACGTAATAAAGAGTTAACTTCTGTTACTTCATTATCGAAATCGAGATATGCCTTGGTCGATTTAACCATTCCAGCTACAATTGGCGCCGTAAATCCAACGGTCATCGCAGTTCCAGCTTTTTTTAACTTTTGACCAGACTTTTCAAGCATATTTCCGAATTGTTCAACCTTAACAATAGATGAATCTAAACCTTTAACATTAACATTTTTCTTGTTAATTTTGTCGATATTGTCCGCGGCTTTCTGACCCTTTTTCGCAAAATTGTCCATGTCTTTATCAATCTTGTTCATCTGGCTTTTATAGCCATTCTCGCGTATTTCTATATCGTAATAAATTTCTCCCGCTTTACTCATGTTTTCACCCCTCTTTCGGCTTGCTATTAGCTTTCAACGCCTTTTCTAGTCCTTCTTCATTAGAAGCAGCATCCTCAAAATACCCTCGCTTTAACATGATTCGATTTTGTTTTATTTTTTCTTTCAGCAAATGTTTTGGCACTTTGCTTCGTTCAGTCATTCGAATTTCAAGAGTTGTCATAAATGGTGTTTCCCCACCTAAATTCATTAGATATGTCCGGAATTCTGAAAAAGTCATATTTGACAATTCTTTGCGCAATCTGATGCCGTAATAAGACAAAAAAGAAGACTCGATTAAATCAAAGTCTTCAACTATTCCGTAATACTGTTTTCCTGTAACTTCCCCTCGTCACTTTCCTCGCTCATATCGCTTTCAAATAATTTAGCTATAATGTATTCAATAAGCCCCTCGTAGACTTTAGTTGGCAATGTTTTAGAATTGATTTCTTCTCTATCTTCTTTGCTGAAAAAAATAGCAAAAATATCATCGTTCGTTGCTACAATTCCATCTGTGATAGTCATTAATAATTCATGCATGTTTTCATTATTTGGTATTGTATGTTCGTCATCACTTTCATCAGCTTTTAGTTTAGGCGCAAGAACTTGTCCTAAAATTTTGGGGGCTTCATCCAAAAGCGCACTGTACTTAATGTGTGCTTGTGCCGAAATGTCCGCATAATACTTTTTCCCGTTAATTTCCAAAGGAAGTTTTACTTCATTCTCGTTAAAATTAAATGATTTCATTTTTGTCCTCCAAATTAGTAAAAGCCCTCGCTCAGAGGGCTTCGTATTTTTAAGCATCCGTTACAGTTACTGAAACATCTTTGAAAATAGAAGGCTTGCTAACTGTCTTAACTTTAACTGTGATAGCACTCGTTGTTTTTGCAACTCCTGTTAAAGTTCCATCACTAGCTACTGTTGCTTTTGCTTCATCAGATGAAGTGAATGTTACATCTTGTGGAGCTCCTGATGGCAGTACTCCTGCTGTAATTTTAATAGTTTCTCCAACTTTTACAGTTTTAGAGGCGCTATCTACCGTTACGCTTGTTGGCTCAATGGTAGGCGCCGGCGTAAAAACCGGCGTACCATTTGAATTCTGTGTGGCAGAAAATGAACCAATATCGTTCGCACCACCACCACCGAAATCATTAATCCCGATTGGTCCAGTGATTTCATACTTAGAGCCTGCTGGGAATTTAACTACAATTGTTTTTTCAGCTTCAGACCCAACTTTATCCCAAGTTTCACGTAATTCATTTTGTCCTGGATCTGATTCATTGTATTTCCCATCCAAACCTAACTCCATAGCAGCACCTGTTTTTACCGCACGTTCAAATACCTCACCAATTGTTGTATATTGTTCCACATTTGAGTTCAGTGAAATGTCTAAAGTTTCTAAGTCTTTGATCGAAACACCATCTCCGCTTTCCCCTGAATCTTTAACCGAAATTTCTAATTGTTTAACTGCATAAGTTGCCATTAACTTACATCTCCTTTTCAAATAATATTGTTAGTTGGTAAATCAAGCGACCATCATCGTCATAATCGACTTGTCCGCCGCTTGCTACATCTGTTGCTACTACCTTCTGATTTTGGATATTCAGCTCAGAAGGGTTTGTTAAAAGAAAGTAGTTACGTAATAAATCGTATGTTCGTTTGCATTGAATTGTGTTTTTGTCATAAATTAAAAAGCCGATGCTCTCACGAACACGACTTTGCGTTTGTACTTGCTTGTTTTGAAATGTCGGTGCTTCATTAATTACTACCATTGAATCAAGCCCTGTTTGTTTAATGAATCCAAGTGTTTTTATATCTGGGAATGTTTTTTTGAAATGCACTACTAAATCCTCAATCATAAGCGCATCCCACCTTCTACAATTTGGTTAATACTCTGAATTCCATAACTTACAGCCATTTCGTACCAACGTGGATTCCGACGATTTTCATAATATTGTCTGCGGGCATAAGGAGTTAAACTAAACACTCTAGCTACAATTGAATTTTTTTGGATGATAATTTTAAAATACGAACTTCGTCGCAAGTCTCCATACAAAATCGGAGTAACAGGCTGTGCTAATTCAACCAATTCTCCCCCAGCCTTTGCAGCCGTTGACAAAGCTTTATTATGAATATCATCTATGACTGTATCTTTAAAACTACTAAAGCTCATGCTCGGTCACCTCTCCTACGACAATTTCAAAATGATGTATACTACCGTCGGGATTCGGCGGGAAAGATACGCTCTGGACCTCACCTTTAATTAAACAATAGTCAGGAATTACAAAAGATACATTGTCTCCTTCACTCACAACAAAATTTAATTTGTTACAAAATAAGTTAACAATATATCTTATGTTTAATCCTTCCTGTGTTTTATTTACGAGCTTTTCAAACTCATAGCGAAACATTGATTTATTAATTGCATCTGGTAAAAGATTTCCAAAGTCATCGCGTCCACTATTACTAGTTATAGTAACTTCTGTGTTTAGGATAGCTTCTGGAATAGGTGGTAATTGAAAGCTCATTAACAGTCACCTACTCCCGCATAAAGCCAGCCACTAGATAAAAGCAAATCCATCACTTTGTCCGGAACGTCAGGTATAAAGTTGTTCGAATTTTGTGATTGACCACCCATAGTTAATTTGCCTAGTGTAAAGTTACCAATGCCAATAAACTCACCATATTTCTTGATGTGTTCACACTGCCACGCAACAGCTTGCTTAATATCATCATCTACATTGTCAAGGTCTACGATATTCGGCATAATTTGCTTGTCAATTGCTACAGAAGCGGCTTTTATTAAATTATCCGCTTCTGTTGGTTCGATACTTAAGTTTGTTAGACTAGCTAACTCACTTGGTGTAATATACGTTTTCATTTACTCACCCTCTTTATTTTTGGGCTCCTTTTTACTCTTGGGTGGCGATTTTTCTGGTTCTTTTTCTGGTTCTTTATACTCGAACTCTTCAAAACCATCAATTTTCAATTGATTGATTAATACAACATCGTCTGTATTGTAAACGACATTTTCTTTTTTTAATTGCATTTCCCTAACCTCCTTAGACTTCTGTAGAAGCGATTACGCCATCTTTTTGTTGGTCCAACACAAAAATGTCGTGGTATACACGATATTGATACAACCAGCCGTCCCCTTGTCCTACAGAGCCGGGTGCGTGCAAATAGATAGAAGCATGTTTTGCGCCGCCGACAACAGAACCTTTATTTACAAGCAAGAAATTCAGTTTCTTAGCACCTGCAGCTGGTTTGTAACCATCTGTAAAATCAAAAGTATCATAGAAACGATCTTCCGCTTCTACCTCAACAATACGTGTACCATCAATAGCCGTAATACGCGTTTCGATGGATGAAGGACCAATGTTTTGCACATTAATAGCTCGAACAAAATCATCACTAAGTTCTAATGCTGCCATCACGTCTGGCGAAACATACATAACAAGATTCTGAGTTCCGTATTTCTTCACTTTTCGAATTGCCGCTTTTAATTTTGTGAACACATTATCTTTAGTGATTTCTTCCGCAACCGAATTACTATTTGTTTTCGCTGCTGTTGCTAACTTAGAAAATCTATAAGCGTCCATTTCTGGTCCAGCATGCCGAGAATTAAACTCTTTAGTAACATTCGCAGCAGAAAGCGCTTGACCTGTTTCGTCCACATCCATAACATCTACAAAGAATTCTACATCACGATCAAAATCAATCGTATAAGATTTATTTGTGTTTGAAGCAGAACCTTCGTTATATCCTTTATTTCTTGTATGTGCTTTAAGTCCTGTTGTTGTGATAGTTTGAATCTTAAACGTTTTTGCATCTAACCATAAAAGGTTAGGTGTTTCTAATTCATTTGTGTAAGTGCCAAAGACTAACTTCTGGTCGAGCTCCTTACCGTACTTGTCTACATAGTTAATAGCCATTTTGCTATCTCTCCTTTTCTAATTATGAATTTAATGCTTGAATGAATGGGTCTGTAGCACTTGGCTCACTTGCATTGCCTAGTCCTGCTCCGATTGGTGGAGGCGTGTCACCATCATCAGATTTTGCAATCCATTCAGGATATTGCTCTGCGAATTTCGCTAAGTTGTCGTCATTTCGCTCTTCATCCCCAAAAAGCTTCGTAAATGCTTCATAGCGTTCTTCTTTTACGCCGCTTTCTTTTAACTTACTGTGCCACTCTGCCGTTTGTTCTTTCTGAACATATTCATCCAGCTTTGATAGTGCCTCGTCTTTCTCTTTTTGAAGTTTTTTCAATGCCTTTTCAGATGAATCATGTTCGCCCACTTGATCGTTAAGCTGATTAATTTGGTCGTTTAACTTCGTGATTTCTTCCTCATGCGCGCTTTTGATGGTTTCAATCTCTCCATTAAATTTCTTTTTTTCAGCCGCTAAGCGATTCTTTACAATTTCATCCAGTTCTGCTTGGGTAAAATTCTTATCGTCCCCACCTTCAGCAAAATGTTGAATGTCAAACTTACGCTGTAAATAATTCTTCATATTTCCTCCTTTTTAAGCTCTGAGTGAGCCATCCCTGTCTATTAGTTGCCGGCAGGTAGGCAAGATTTTTATATCAAGCCAAACAAAAAAAGCGTTCATTTAGACGCTTTTATAATTTCTCTATCCAATTCTCTCTCTAAGAATCGATTGTTATTCAAATGGTCTTGCAAAGCTTCTTCCCATTGCCTTACTTTCCCAGCTGTATATTGTTTAGAAGGACCTTCTGCAAGTATATCTTTTGTTTTCCAATCGCGAATTCCGCGCTCATAGTACCGTTGCTTACTTTGAGCCTCATATTCTTCTTCATCATATGGGATAGGCTCGTCTGTTTCGTCACCTTCGAAATACGAATATAAAAAATGGTGGCAATTTGGATGAAACAAGCCATCGTTTTCCGCTTCTTGTAATGTTTTATATTCATTGCTTTCGTAGTTAACTGATAGCACTTCTCCTTGCCAAGGAGCACAACGCGGACAACTTCTTACGTGAGCTGACACTTGAACTAATTCGTGCTCATATCTTCCAAGAACGCGTTTCATGGCATTTAAACCAACATTAAAAAAAGCACCTCTTGAAGCCATTTCCATGTAAGCTCCTGGTCGGTACTTTCTTCCAGACTGATCTATAACATTTCTTATCCCATCACCTAAAACATTAATAAGTGATGTTGCGATAGCATATTTTAAAACTCCATTGCTATCTTTTGTTTTCTTAACCACTTGTTTGTACTTGGAGGGCGCGATTTTTTGCCAATAATTAGCCATATCTTCCGAAATTTGGATAAGTGCATCACTTTCAGATAAATAATCGTCATTTTGTATATCAACCTCTTTCTTAGTTTGATATCTGGCTTCCATTTCGTCCTCGTATTCATTCACGCAATCAAGATAAACACGATACGTTAGTTTATCTATTTTATTTCTCGTTTCGTCTTTGAAAAGACTTATATGTGCTTTCAATTCTCTTTTAAAATTTATCAAACGCGACTGCTGAATGAATTTCCATTTTGTTGGATTCTTAGCGCCATACATAACATGCTTCTTTATCAGCAAAAGTAAGTCTATTTCGGCATTATTAAAGTGGTTTCGTAAGATAGATGCTTCTTTTTCGAAATCAACCGGTGCATGATGGCTCATCTAATCACCCGCCTTTCGTTTCCATTCCCCCAATTGCTTCCGGGTCAGGAACCTCTCCGATTGCGTTTTCTAAATAGATGCGTTTTACTTCCGCTTGAATTTCTTCATCTTCCCACTTAGGGTGAATTAGTTTCACCTTTTCTTCTACACTCATCGCTAATGCACTGTTCATATTATTTAATGTGCTAGATAATTCATTCAGATTAACAGACATTGGATCTGGAAACTCAATTATTACCCTGATTTCATCACGCATTATTGCTTTTTCTTTATTGTTTGTTCCGCCAGTTAGCAAATATAGGAAGTCCCAAAGCATCTGTTCGTAAACATTTTGAATAAGGCGTTTTTTCTTCTCAATTTTACGCACTGTCGCGTCTTGTAAACTCCAAATTTCGGTCGCCTTAACTTCTCTATTACCTAGATTAAAAGTAGCGGGATTATAACCAGATTTCGAAACAGCTTTCTGAGCAAAATATTCCATCGTTTCGCGATAACTACCGTCTCGGAAGTCTCCTTGCATGAATTGAATCATGTCATTTAACTTCGCTCCAGCATCTAACGTTCCTTTGAACTGCATAAAGTAGTCTTCATCTACATTCATGGACCATTCTTCTTTATCTGTGCTCTTATTAACTTTTTTCCTAAACATTCGTTCGCTAGCCGCTATTTTTGTTTTTGTTTTCTCTCCTTCGCGCATATAAACAGTGAAAAAGTAATCTACGGCAAATAAATAATTGGTACATTGCGATAAGTCAGATTCCCCAAGATTAAGATGTGGGTATCTAGTATTGCTTGGGCTATTATTTATTAAATACGCGCCCATACTCTTTAAACCAATTGATACAGAATGATTCAATTGAATATCATTTGTGTGCAGATAGCTTGTAATCTGTTCTGGTAGTCTCTCCGCACTAATAGGAGTAGTTTTATCGCCATCGATTTTAATAACAGAATATGTTACAAAACCTCCAGATAATTTTTTCCCTTCCTTGTCCCATTGTTTTATTTCTCTGCTTTCAACTAAATAATAAATATCTGCTTTATTACTTGTGGGTATTTCCTCAAAGAAATTAAAACGAAATGGCTCATTGTTTTTAAAATCTATCCAAAATTGGCTAGAGCTATGAACGCTAATAGATGGTCGCCCATTTAAAATGTTAATCTTTACAGCGGATACTCCGCTACCTCCTGCTAATTCAACAATTTTCACGCTCTTACTATCAAAATTATCAATCCGTAATGCTTCTTTCAGTTGCTTTGTTAAGTTTTCATCCTTACTGCCATTAACCCCTGTTACATCAATACTTAAAGGCTTTCCAGATATATACTCAGCCGCAACAACAACAATCTCATTGCCTGTTCCAGAGTTCATTAACTTATCGTGTACTGTTGGCACATATCCTTGAGCCCACAACGAAGTTAAATAGGAGTCTTTGCTCCATTCTTTTTGATTATCTGGAACGAGCGGCAGATATTTTGGTATTAACTCCGGTTCGCTGCCATTAGGTTTTCCATTTAGCCAACCTTTAATAAAGCGTGTCATTACACTCCAAACACCCATTTAATCACTCCTTTCTATATATCTTCATAATTCCTATAAAAGTAGTTTGTAGCGTATCTACTTGTATCCATCGCGTGATTATTCTTGTCAACTGGTTTCCCGCTGTTTTCGTCGCGTACATACATACCAATTTCTTGTAGCCAACTGTAATGGTCATATTGATCGTTAGGTTGTTCAACAAGCAAATAACGCCTTTCGCTTAATAGCGACTGCATCCGCTCAATTCCAACCTCTATACCTTGCGCTTTACCTATCACATCATGAGCATTGTTGTCTGCTCCTGCTGTATCAACACCAACCTTTTCCAGTTCTTCACGTAGCCACCTACACGCTGGGTCAATAAAAACAGGCTCATTTACTGGTACTTCATACTCTTTCATACACCATTGAATGAATTGTTTTATCTCAACGGCATAGGTTGAACCAGCTTTTACTTCTCCTGTATCCCTACCACTGTGATAATAGGATGCAACTTGATTAAATTTATATTTATAATGTCCGTCAGCCGCATGCTCTGTAATTACATAGCACTCACAAACAGTAGCATCTTGTTGTCCTCCATCACCAAAAAAGACCATCTCAATTGGACGACCTTCTAATTTGGGTATTTGGTTTTTCTGCATATCAAATGTTTCGTAAATAATACCTTTTGGCAAAACTCGTTTACCATACCAGTCACGTTGCAAAAGGTAAGAGGAGTGTTTGACTTCGTTATATATTTCTTGTTTCCGTTCTTCTGAAAGAGCTGGATTATCCTTCGCAGTCCAATGCCGCCATTTGTAGCGACCTGACTTTTCATAGTTAGAAAAGATTTCTAACACTGGATGATTCGGTGCAGGTGGGTTCAATTCAGCTAAATGAAATCTATTTTTCGCTGCAAAGGTCCGTCGAAAACATTCTTCAATAAAATCTTTGTGAAGCAAATTGATTTCTAAAAACGTAACAGTACCCAATGACATACCAGTAATAGCACCCACGCTATTTACTTTCCCGCCACCTTTATAATAGATTTTCTTTGGACCGTTTGGAGAATGTATAAGCAAATGATCCCCATGCTCGTCGTGTTTCATTTCTGCAAGATTACCGAATATGTGCATCAATCCAAATCCATCGCCATCCATGAATAAGCGAAAGGCTTGTTCTTGGTTAAATGCAGCAACTAAGTGATTTTGATCTTCGGAAATAGAATAGATATAAGCCATTTTAAAGATATCGGCAGTAGTTTTACCGGATCGCGGAGTTCCTTCGTTGACTTCAAGCGTCACACCCCGAAAAGGGAATGTAATAGTTTCCTGTTGTTTGGGCGTAAATACTAGCTCATCAATTTTACTCAAGGTCTCCGTTTCCTCCTTTGGCAACATCTAATAGTTTATTAAGCAATGTAGTATCTTTTTCAGCGCCTTTAATAAGAGCTGTGCGGGCCTGTATATTATCTGTTGATGCAATAATTTGATTAAGCTTAGCCTTACGTTCATCTTGCTCATCAGCAATGGCGATAAATTGCTTAATCAACCCACTCAATGTAGACATCGCACGACTTTGCGCATTTAAAAAATTCGCCTGTTTGTCCCAAGCGAATTGATACTCATATTTATCAGAACCACTTTCCCCGAATCCAACTTGTGTTTGAACTCTCGTTTCATCCTCAGTGTTTTCTACCCACATAATTTTCTGTGCTCGGATAATAGCGGCGTATTGAATTTGTATCTGTCCCCAAATTAAATCAGTTGGTTCTTGTTGATCCATCATACTAATAATTTCTATTGTGTCATCCGGAAGATATTTAGAGTACAATCCATGTGTACGTGCGTTTTGATTACCTTTAGGAGCGGCGCCGCCTTTATTGTTCTTAGCATTCCCGTTCCCTTTCATTGAATAGTAACGCTCCTTTTGATTCGTAACGTTACTATTGCCATTATCACTCCAGTTATCCTCTGATTTCCATTTCCTAATCTGTGATGGTTTACAATTTAACTTACTGGCAATTTTCACAAGTGGCATTGTCTTATCTGAATCAAGCCACATTTTCTTTGCTATATCTCTGTTTGGGTTTCTTGCTCTAGCCACTCACTTCCACCACCTCGCATTCTGTGTTTGTTTCGTTAATTAATTATTATCTTTAATTGTTCCTACAATGATGCTTAGCGCTTCTAAATAATCATTCTTAGCTTGTTCAAAAGACTTACCATTTAGTGTAGCTAATCTTTCTATTTTCATGTAATGAATCTGGGCTAACACAAAGCTTTGTTCTTGTTCTGAACCAGCAATATTTATTTTGAATTCTGGCTCTTTTCCTTTTACCTCTGTTATTCCAGCTTTTATAATGTCTCTCATATAATCAACCCCTTATTATTTTAATGTATCAAAAAAAAGCCTGTTTTACGAGGCCTTCAAAGAGTTACACGAATTAATTTTTATTCAAAAAAACCATCTTCTATTAATATTTTGTCAATCAAATCTAATTCTTTAAAATACTCTTCTTTCACTTCACCCCAATCATTTAAAATTCCATATAATAAAGAATCTTGTTTCGTAGTAGTTTCAGGGAATCCGATATCTTTCCTAAGCGCAAGAATAAGATCAGACATCATATATACATATTTATTATTAAATGCCTTTTCAGATAGCCCTTTTTCTATAAAAAACGGTGCATCATATTCTTGTATAAATCTTCTATATGTCGTAAACATGTCTATTGTTTCATCGTTAGCAAATAACATTAGGCTATACATCAGCGTATTATATATTTCCCCTAATTCTCTAAGCTTCTTTTCATACCTTTGGACTTCATTTGTGGTTTTCTGAGGCATTTTGCTTATATATAGCATCTCTTTAAACATACTAACAATATCAATAAAAAGTTTTATCTTTTCAGGATGCACATTTTCTTGTGAAATCCTAATTTCTTGTAACTCCTTTGTGATTTTATTGTTTAGCTCATTTAACTTCTTGTCATAAAAATATTTTGGAATCAAACCTATTCCTAACATTCCAAGTAATGGCATAAGCAATTGCGCAATATTAAAATAAATTTCAGCGTTCTCCATGAGCATCTCCTTTTTTTAATTCAACTATAACAAAACAAATAAGTATGCTCAATGTATTACTTATAAATGAGAAGTGGAGTGCAGACTCAATATAAGATTTATTTTTGTAATCATCTTCACTTCTCACTAATAACATTTTATCACCTTTTTTTACTCAAAAAGTGCCAAAAAAGTGCCATTTTCAATTTAACACTTCAATCCCAAGTGTTGTCGCCAGTTCAATAACAGCCTTCCGTTTCTCTCTTTTGTACTGTCTCTCTTCATAAGGAATATCAAGCATAATAGTTCTATCTTGTAAGTTATGAATGAACTTCTCAAACAGTATCTTTCTATGAATGTGCTCAAGTTGATTCATAATAGCATCGTATTTTTTAACCGCTTCTTGTGCTGCATGAACGTTATCGACATTATGAATTGCAGCATCTTCTACTTTTGAATGAAATTCATTACTGAAATTCGGTGGCGTAATCTTGTACATAGTCGTCATATTTGGAAATTTACGATCACCAGCCATTAACCGAAGCGTTAAATAGTCTTTAAAGAACTTTCTTACTGCTCTGACTGTCTGAATGTAGTTAATATCTTCAACTTGTGGTAGATTGAATAGTTGTCCCATAAAGTCGCCCCCATCACTTTATAAATTTTCGATAAACTCCCTTATTTTCTCAACCTTTTCAGCTGTATCAATAAAAGATTCTTCACTAATTGCTTCAAATTCAATATTATAATTAGCGATTTCTACGTCCTTTCCGTCACAAATTGTTTCTCTTGTAAATACATTTAACTTTTCAATTTGCATTTTCATCCTCCTAAAACATATTTCCCCAAATCCATAAAATCCCTTTAACCGCTAATCCTAGTACAAAAATCAGCACTAGGACCCACAGAGTGTAAATAGTAACAGCTCCAATAAATTTCGCTACTTTATCAATCATTCCAAATCTCCTTATTTTTTTGATATTCGTTCATGTCAAAAATCTGATAGTATTCTTTTTTGTTTCTTTGTGTGTAATTGAAAACTACAGCCTTCGACACTTTGAAATGCTCAGCAATTGCGTAACATGTTAGCCCTGCGTTACGTAAATCAGCGAATTCACGAATTGTAATTTCCGCCCATTTTTTCTTTTTCACGATGCGATCGAACGTTTTGGTCCAGTAAGTTTTTTGCTTTTCTATTGTATTCTCGTTCATTAGTTGATTGAGTTCTTTTTGCAACTTTAGTAATTCGTCTAGTTCTACATCGTTATTTGCTATATAACTAATAATTTCCCGCTGCCTCGCTTTACTCTTCGTTATCTCCATTACTGTCATTTGTCACACCTCCACGAAATTTCGACCTTTCAGTTTCAAACACTTAATTGATTGCATATAACGCAGTTCGAAAAGTTTTTGTTTGATTCGAAACTCTTTTGTTAACATTCCTTTGATGTCGATTAATTCCTCATGTCCATCACTGTAACGAACGAGAAAATCAGCTTTATATTTAATCGCTCGATATAGCTTCCCGTTTTTCCGAAAGCTTTCTTGTAGCACAAACTCTGGCTGTAAATCGAAACTCACTACTTCCCCGCTCATTTTTAATAGTTTCAATTGCTGATAATAAGCTGCTTCTGCTTTGCTATCGAACTTTATATTGTCAATAACAACTTTTTTCGCATTATATTTACTTCGCGTACTCGTTCGCCTCGTTAATGACGAACGCGGTATACTTTGCCTCAATCTCTTCGTCCCCCATACTTTCGATTTCGCTAATTTGGTAGTTTGTGACTTCTGCAATCGCATTAGCCATTTGTCTGATGCTCATTGATCTATTTCTCAACTTTTTTATTGCTGTGTCTGCTGTCATTTTTATTCACCCTTTCCCTCAAAATGGCAAATCATCTTCATTAATATCAATCGGCTTACCTTCACTTGCAAATGAATCGCTCTTCTGACTCGTATCCGCTCGATATGAGCTTGTTTGATTGTTATTTGAATAATTAGCCTTGTTTTGGTAATTATTCGATGTAGCACCTTCTACGTTGTTATTTTTAGGTTCTAAGAATTGAACTGATTCAGCAACTACCTCAGTAACGAAAACACGTTTACCGTCGTTATCCTCATAATTACGAGTTTGAACACGTCCATCAACGCCCGCCATGCTTCCTTTCTTCAAGAAATTAGCAACGTTTTCTGCTGGTTTGCGCCAAACAACACAATTAATGAAATCTGCTTCTCGTTCTCCGTTTTGATTAGTGAATGTACGATTTACTGCTAATGTAAAAGTCGCGACTGCTACGCCTGCTGGAGTGTAACGTAAATCCGGATCTTTTGTTAATCGTCCTACAAGTACTACACGATTCATCATTCGTCTTCCCTCTCTTTCATCAATTCGCAATCAAGCAAATTTTCATCTTCAATTAATTTTATATGTGCATCTGGTCGATACATGGGATTGAACTCTGCTATTCGTATCGCCTCTTCCTCGTTCTCAGCTTCAACTTCGTACACTTCTTGAGATAAATATGTGATTTTATACTTCATTCCGCCACCTCTTTCAAACATTTTAATATTTTAAGTAGTAACACTCTTACAGATCGTTTTAAACGCCTTGACTGAAAGGAATATGTTTCATGTTGTCGGTACTTCATTCCTCCGCCTCTTTCCGAAGTACGTATTGTACAAGCCCACCCATCTGCTCAATATTATCTCCCACATAAGTAGCTGTCAGGATTTTCCATCCGTCATCAAGAAGCTTAATAAGTTCTTCTCCTTTATCTGCAAGAAAACCTACCTGAACTATTTTATGTTTCATTCCGCCACCTCTTCAAAACTTCTAATATCAATTTCTTCCACCATTTCAATCTTAAAACACGCTGGCAAATAATCTCGTTGTTTAGCCCATTCATATATCAAATCTGATAATTGTTCTTTATGTTCTTGAGTTACGTCATTCAAATATTCCTCCCCGCACTCTCCAACTTCGTCATAAACGCATTGAGCTATATTTTCAAGCAAAGTATCTACTTCTGTAGGAAATTCGACTTCTTCTATTTGACCAACGAAAAATGTATAAATGTTTTCATAATCCAAAGGTCGCATATTTAATCCATCAGATAAATCATAATCTCTGCGTTCATCATCATCTAAACTATTGTATTCAGTTAATAACTCAACTCCATAAATTATTGCTTCTTCTTTTGTGTCAAATCGTTCAAAAGCACCCCATCTTTCACCATCTGTACCATTTAACATCCATTGTCCGTGTTTCATTCCGCCACCTCTTTCAAAATAAAAACAATCACTCTGTAATATCTCTTTCTAAGCTTTTCGTTATCTCCATGCGTTTGTTCAACAGACGCTTTAAGTTCATCTAATGTTCCTTGGAAACAACCTGTTATCCATATGTCTAATTCTTTGATATATGCTATTTGATTGTTTTTACGTGTCGTATCTACTTGTACGCAGATTACTGTCAAGCCTTCTACATGTTGCCAGTTTACCCAATTTAAATTTACATTACTTAAATTTGCATAACTTAAATCTGCATTACTTAAATTTGCAAATCTTAAATTTGCATAACTTAAATCTGCACCCCTTAAATCTGCAAGTCTTAAATTTGCAAATCTTAAATTTGTGTTTTTTAAGTCTGCATTACTTAAATCCGCTCTATCGCCACCTTCGTTGAACAGCCATTTCCCATGATTCTCTAATATGATGTCTAACTCTTCTTGTTTCATTCCGTTCCCTCCAATAATTCCGGATTTTCGTGTATGTTGCCGATAACTTCCATATGCTTTACTAACGAACTGCCATTTTGGTTCAACACATAACTAGGCTCGCCCTTGTATGTTGTTTTAAAACATGCTCCGTCATAAACGATGGATGTAAAACAGAATGTTGGCTCAACATCTCCCGCAAATGAATCTGTGTATTTATTGATATTTGAAAATGCCGTTACAACATCCCCTTCGAAAATCTTCTTGCCGTTTTTGTCTTTTAAACCTGTGTATTGCATAAGCACGACATCATCAAAGCTGTACCAGTCGACGCACAGCGTACATTTCGCATTACCACAACCGCTCACACCTACAGCTTCTGTTTCGTTAAAGCACAAATCCGTAACAGGAAGCATTTTCTTTTTTCTTTTTACAAACGCTCTAAATCCAATCGCTCTCATGCTTCACCCTCCGCTTCCTCAAAAGAAAAGAAGTTAATAGGTTCTAACTCCGCAATTTTGTACAATTTTCCACTCTCTTTATATCTCCAAGCATGTTTTTTTAACATTTCTAAGTCTTTAAACACTGCTAGAGTTCCTTTACTACGATGTTTAGCAACCTGTAAATCCTCGTCAACTATTGCATATAATTCCATATTTACGCCTCCGCTTCCTCAACAAGAACAGCAAACTGCCAATATATTTCGCCTCCAGGTATGCCTTTAATTTCCGCTTCTGTTAATTTGGTTCTCCATTCCTTATTTTCATTGATAATTGATCCAGTAATAGATGTTTCATCAGATTGTACATTTAACAAAACATACATATTAATCACTTCTAATTCGGCTGCGTCATCGTTCCATGTTGAAAGCGGCAACCTTACATAATAAAGCGGTTCTTTCTCGACTTCGTAGCCGTCAAGCCAAGCGCGGGCGAGTAGTTCTTGATTATCAGCTGATGAAATTAACCATTCGTACATTTCAGCAGACATATCAGAATCTTCATAGTCTAACAAACAAGCTAAATCGTATTCTCTTTGTTTACAGTGTTTTATCCAATCCGCGGCAAACCGAGGAACGGCTATCAATTCCGGCTCTTTTACCTTAACGACATCCTCAAATTTCCGGAAAAACCAACTTAAATCTGAAACTTTCAGGTCTACCCAACCAACATCGTTGTTAACACGTTTTATTGTGCCAATGATAAGTTCATTATTTTCTATAAATTGCACTTTATCGCCTTCTTTAAATCTCATGCTTTTTCCTCCTTAAAAAGGTTTAATTGCATTGGTGGCTCAAAATTACACCAAATAATTTCTTGCCTATCAGATTTCTTTTCTGATGTTATTCCTACTTTTGTCATCGTTTTAAGCACTGGCCAGTCTGATAACTCCTGTTTATATAGCTCTGATTCGTAACCGCTTAACATTACTTTGCCATCATGATTTTTAAGCACTTTTAGTAACTCTTTGTGTTGCTCTAAACTAAAGTCATGCTGATAATGTGAACTTGCTAAAGAAGTTGCAACATATGGCGGGTCACAATATATCAGTGTATCTTTATCGTTATGCTGTTCAATCAGTTTAATTGCATCTACATTTTCGATTTGAGCGTCTTTCAGTCTTGCTGCAGCTATTCCGATGCGGTTATACATGTCATTCCACTCATATGCGTTGTAAGGACCATTCCAAGACACGTTTTTTCTAAATCCAACATTTGCATTGGTCTTACCACCAACAGCAAACCAGAGCCTCACAGCCATGCGTCTAGCGTCTTCTAATGAATCACTTGATATTTCATGCGAAAGCATATACTCTTCACGAGAATACAGCGTGTGCATGATTAAATACTGCAGTTTTTCTGGATTATCACGCATTGTTTTAAAAAGATTAACTAGTCGTCCGTCTAAATCGTTTATCGTCTCTAAAGTAGCTTTTTGCTTGTTCATAAAGACCGCACATGATCCGCAGAATGGTTCTAAATAACTTTTATGCTCCGGCATATTTTCAATTATTAAATCTGCCAAACCCCATTTACTGCCGGGATAATTAAGTATTCGTTTCACGCCTGCACCTCATTCCTAGCCGCTAACTGTGCTTTAATTTCAGCGACTTGTTTTTCTAAGTCTTCGCTTGATCCTGTTGTTGAAGTTTCTTGTTTTGTTTGTTTCTGGTCTTTGTCGAACCAGTCCGGCAATATTTCTTCTTTTACTGGTTTGTTATATTTGTTGTAAGTGGGCTTGTTATATTTTTGCTCTAACTCTATCTGTCGTTGTTTTTCCGCTGCATCAACATCAGCTATTGTTTTAAATCCTCTGCTTTCCCAGTTTTTAAGAATCTTATTAACGTAAGCGTAATTTCGTTTGTTTGCTCCTTGTTCTGATGTAACTTCTAAAGCCTTCATGACAATTTCTCGATTACCTGCAAAATCATCTACCCAAGCAAGCAGTTTTTCTAGTTCAACTGGAAGCATCATTCCGAATCCGTTTTGTTCCCAAAAATCCTTGAAATTTAAATCGCTGTTGTTGTTAATATCTTTCTTTAATTCTTTAATTCTTAAGTTCTTTAATTCTTGTTTATGTCCCTTTCGTTGTACCATTTGATGTTCTTTCGTTGTATCTTCCGTTGTATCTTCCGTTGTGTCAATCGTTGTCCCTTTCGTTGTTCTTATTTCCTCAGAAATGCCTTGAAAGTCGTTGTAATTACTGATTTCGTACGTTGTCCCTTTTTGTCTACTTTTAGTTATCGTTATCATGTCATTTTTTTTCAATAGTTCTAAGAACTTTCGAACCTGTTTTCTGTCCGCATTCCATCGATTTGAAAGCCATAATTCAGATGTATGTTTTTGTCCTCTTTTTATCGTTATTAACTCTCCGTTTATCAAAATATCCCTATCTTGGTGATTGGCTAAAAGGAGCAAATCCAACCACCATTTTAAATATTTTTCATTCTCCCAAATCCAATGTTCTTGTAGAGAACGATAAATTTTTATCCAACCACTAGACATGCTCCTTTTCTCCTTTCATTTAGATCATTGACCCTTGAACCTCCGAACCAGCTTCTAACGTGTCAGACGGCGTTATGGGCGCATCTATGATATCTGGTATTGATTCATCTTCTGTAACGTCTTTTCGTTCTCTTGGCTCTGCTTCGTCCTCTGTAACCGCTGTTTGCATATCGATGGATAAAATCCCCCATTTACTTAACATGTTTCTAAGAACGGTCTTTTTAGCCATCGCATCATAATCTTTTTTCCATCCAAAGTCTGATTTACTAAATTTCTGTTTATGTGCTTCAATTTCTTTACGAGTCCAATAGACCGTTTTTTCAAAGCCATTAATTAACTGGAAATAGCCACAGTAGCCAACCACTTTTTCACTTGTATTGTTGTCTAAATCTAGTTCGATTTCTTCCGTAAGTCGGTTCCATTTCAGTAGCTCACCTTCGCGCACTTCGATAACATTAATGCTTTTATATTGTCCTGTGCGTAATGCTAACTGGATGTATCCTTTATAACCGAGCTGAAACTGCGCTCTGCCTTTGTAAGGAACAATCCACGCATAACCTAAATTTTTGTCAATCGGTAAATCTAGTGTTGCAGCAACCATGGCGGAAGTAACAACTGTCATAGGGTCAGTTTTTTGTAAATAGTCGTCGCCATTATAAAGATTTAAAAGGGAAGTTAAAAATTGAGGCGCTTTTTTATCTAGTACCTTTTCAAATTTCTTGCGCATTGTCGGTGCTTCTAGCAAACCTTTTAAGTCTAATGATTGTGCGCTTGCTACTTGCCCTCCATTTTGTTTATTTGCTAATTGATTTTTTAATTCATCGTTAGTTGCCATTATTATTTATTCTCCTTCACTGCAAATTTTCTATAACTAGTTTCTTTACGTAATTTTTTGTAAATGTCTGGATGTTCTTCTTTTAAACGTTTAGTGTCTACTCTTGAGGTAATAACAGACTTCCAAGTAATCGTAAATTCGTCTGCGATGCCTGTTTCAGCTTCTTTTAAATCTTTCTTGATATTATTATCAATTTCTTTCTTTCGTGTCTCTAAAAGCTTTATATCGCGTTCTAAATTTGCTCTTTCAGCCAAAAATTCGTTGTATTTTTTTGATAAAATAACTTGTTTAGCTTCTGACTTAGCAAAACGATCTTTTAAATATTTTTCTGCGGCACTTGAACCATCCAACGCAGGTGCCACATGTCCTTTTACGTTCGTTTCCCAAAAATCTAACTCAAAAGCAATTATTTGATTGATTAACTCGTCATCGCGTTCAATTTCTTTCCAAATGAATTTATTTCCTCCAATTAGAACAGCTACATAGGCTTTACTTTTACCTGTGACCGCTAAATAGTGTTGTATTTGCACTAGATAAGTCGCTGGTACTTCGTCAGCTTCCCATTCTTTTGCTAGATATGCTGATGCTGTTTTACATTCCAAAATAGCGTCTTCACCAACCACAAACCTATCAACGTTCGCCAACATAAAATCATGCTCTGGATGTTGATACATCATGTTGCTACGTCTTACTTTCTTTCCAGTTCGCTTTTCGAATTCTTTTGCGACAACTTCTTCCATTTGATTGCCCCAGTATGCGGCTTCTCCCGCTGATTCATCTGGTAAAACTTGGTCTGTCTTATCTAGCCACAGCTCGAAAGCTGTCTTATATTTGTTTAATCCCATGATTATTCCTGCGTCACTGCCACCAATACCTTGCCGACGAGTTAACAACCATTGCGTCCTATCCATATCTTTGATGCTTGTTAAGATATGCATTGTTTTTTCTTTTGAAACTGCCATCATTTTACCTCCATTGATTTATTTAAGGGTTTGAGGTATAATTTTATTAAGTTAATATCTCAAATCCCTTAAGCGCGCACTGCTATGCGTGCTTTTTTAATGCCTAAAATCGTCGTTCCAAAGATCATCAACCACAAGCGGGTTTTCAACCACTTTTATCACTTCCTCTCAGCCAGTAGCCTGCGATTACAGACATGAATGAAACTAAAATTATTACTGCAAAAACATCCATTAGCGCGTGACCTCCTCATAGCCTTTTAACTTCAATTCTTCGATATAATCCGTCATTTTCTCGCAACCTGTTTCAATTAAAGCTATTCTCTGTCTGAAAGCCGGATTAGCTATCATTTTCGTTCTGTCGTCAATGAAAATCTCGCTATTCCCGAAAATCGTCTTTTTACGAAAAATTCGCTCCGCCATTTCTTCAACCTCCTAAAGTAAAAATATTGAAACCAAGTAATATATATTGAGTAACAACAACGCGCCTGCAATTATCACTAAAACGCTGAATAAAATTTGATTCTTCATCTGTTGACCTTCATTCTGAAAATTTCTATCCAATGTTCTTTAATAAATTTCTCCATGCGTTCCGGCTCGATATACCACTGCTTTCCTTTACCATCTGCATATACTACAAACCCGCCTTTTGTTATATCTAATTCATCTACAAATCGGGGGTTGTTCAAAACACAATCACGGGCAAAAGATTTTTCCAAACCTGTTTCTCGAGCAAAATCATCAAGTCCCCATACCAAAGCCATTTTTATCACTCCTTTACTAGTCCAGACTTTAAATAGTATTTATCTCGATTTTCTAAAATTTGTTGTAAATTAATGTTGAATGCCTTCGCTATACTTGTATTTAGCGTTAACGCTGTTGCGATCACATCTGTTATTTCTGCAATAGCTTGTTTAGCGGCTTCTCGTTGTAACATGTCACCTTTTCTCAAGCAGTATGTCATCGTTTCTAATCCGCTTCTTAACGCGTTGACTGCCTCTGCCGCCTCTAGTTCAAAGCGACAAGTTAAAGCCGCGTGGTGACTGTCTAGACCGTTTAGTAAAGGTGGTATCATTCCATTTGAAAATTCATGTGCGAATAAATAAGTACTCTGTGGTTCGTTATAGCTGTCGATTAACTGTTCCGCTTGTTCAAGTGAAACCGTTCGTTTACCTTTCGTCTGATTACTAATTAAGGCTGGTGTTACATAACTATCTATCGCTAGTTCTTTTTGCGAATGAGTTTCTGCTAAAACTCGCATCGCATTTTGTGCATATGTTGATTTTTGAAACATAATATCTCAATCCTTTTTTGTTATTTTTTCAGCGACTAATTAACAACTTATCGTTATATACTATTGTTAGTCGCTCCCCAGTGACTAAGTTGTCTGTAAGCACCGTTGTGGTAGGCGGTGCTTAGCTTAAAACTAAACCATGTTCTTCAAGTAGTTTGTTTGATAGGTATACTTGACCTTTGCCGGTTACTCTCGGCGTGTATGTTGTCACCATTAATCCATTCCTATCTGTATGAATATGCGTTTTTTGCTCGAATAATCCCAAGTTCATTGCCTTTTGCGATGGCTTGTTATAATAAGTCCCTTTATTTAGCAAATATCCGCTTCCTCTTAGCCATTCAAAAAGCCTGTTCTGCCCAATATCTAAGCCATTTTGTTTAAGGATTGTCGCTAAGTCTTTTACTAAAACTGTATTCTCGCTCGTTTGTACAGCATCTGCAAAAATCACTTTCGGTTTTTGTTCCTCGATTTGCTTTAATGCTTCTTGCTTCTCTTGTTGCTCCTCAATCCACTTTTTAGCTCTAGCGACTGGGTCATCTATCATGTAAGAAAATGCTGGATATTCAGTTGCTAATTTCCTCGCTTGTTTTTCTACTTCAATGAAGTATTTTCTAATTGCTCGACCCATTTCGTTGTTTTGTACCATTGCTAATTCTTTAGCAGTGTCTAAAGTTAGTAAGTATTCTGTTCGAGGTCTGCCAAATGTACTTTCTCCCAAAATTGGGAAATAGTCTTCATCCTTTAAAAATCCGTAATTACTAAACTTATCGGTAATCCAAGTAGCAAATTTTTTACCGACTTGCAAGCTTTGATGTAGTTCCCGTGCATTTACAAATTTCTCGCCTTTTTCATTTTCTAAAACTGGTAACATTTCATTTGCAATTACTTGTAAATTTGACATTTTGTTCTCCTTTCTGTTCGCCCTTTCACAGTGTTATAGTTTTTGTGAAGGGAGGTGGGTAAAATGGGAGTTAAAATTAAATTTGATTCAAAAAAATTAGAGAGACAAATTAAAGAACAAAGCCTAAAAATCGCCAAGGAAGATATTATTAAAAATGGAACGGAAGGGACCTGTCCCGAATGTTCGCATGTATTTACAGTTAAACCCGGAGTAAACACATGTCCCGATTGCGGGAATGAATTTACTGTGAAAATCACGTAAATCACTTCACCTTAATTTCTAACGAGTTTATAGTGTTAGCCAAGTCTTCCACCAAAGATTTGGCTTCACTTAATCTCTTTTCTAACAAAGCGGCGTTTTCTATGGAATCCTCTACTCCATTCAGCTCTACTTCCATTTCGATGATTTTTAGCTCTTGATCTTTTTCAAGTAAATCTAAAATGTTTTTTATAGTGTTGTACTTAACGAATAATCTATTCTCTTTTTCATTACCATTTTCTAAAATTGTTTCTAATTTAATAATTGCTTGTTTGATGTTATTCATTTTTCTTCCTCCTCTATTTGTTTTAAAAAAGCCTCTACTTCTAAACCATCCACATCTATTCTTTCTGGATAGCATTCAATAATTAACTTTGGGCGCTGACCTCCCAGCATTTCTAAATGAACACCTGTTACAAATCGTCCTACTTTCCAGTCACCAAGTTGAATGGCATTATATGCAGACCCATCTTCTCTTTGACTAGTTTTGATTGACAAAGTTAACTCTTCATTACTCATCTTCTAGCCTCCTATTTTGGTTACTCTCCAATCTGCTATAATTAGTTTGATTGGAGGTGATTATTTTGGATTACGAAAAAGCAAATCTTTCTTTGGAATTAATTAAAGCAATGTAAGAACATAATGCTCGAATTAATAACACAATCGGTCAAACTTCTATCGGGAGCACAGAAGTTTCTGCTGAAAAAGTTGCCAAAGACTTTTTACATTTGTACGAAGCTCTACCAAAATGATTTATTTTAGGATTTCTGCTATGGCTGCAACCATGGCAGAATCTCCAATTTTAATATGTTTTTCCAGATTACTTACGCCAATGTCTATAGCCCTTTTCTTTAATTCTCTGATTTCTTTTTCAACTTTTAAAGCTTCATTTTTTTCATCAACAGTCATTTTCTAGCCTCCTTTATTAGTTTGCGATTAACTCATTCGCTTTGCGCTCCCAGTATCTATTAATAGCAGCTTCTTGTTTTTCCTGGTTTTCCTCACGCCATTTCCTGCTATATTCTCTTACATGTTCTCTGTTCTTATCTCTCCACTGTTGTTGGTATACTCTCCGTGCTTCCTTTGCTTTTTCGCTTAACATGGTTTAGCCTCCTATTTTGGTTAGTTTTTTATTATCACTATTAGTGATTTCTTTATTAAAAAAAATTTCTCCAACGCTTTTTCCGTAAAAATTTGCTACTTTAATCTTTGTTTTATCTGAACTACCTCGATAACCTGCTTCCATTTTAGAAAGTAAACTATAAGAAATACCGATAGCCTCAGCTGCTTCTAATTGTGTAATACCTTTAGCAATGCGAATTTTTTTGAGATTATTAATATTAATCACCGCCTTTATCACTCTATGTGATAATAATACTATCACTTTACGTGATTGTCAATCACTTTTTGTGATTTTTGTTTATTTTTTTTAAAATATCACTTATAGTGATACTTAAGAAGGAGGGAGATATTATGACTATAGGCAAAAGAATATCTGAGTTGAGAAATAAAAGAGGTATCTCTCAAATTCAACTTGCAAAAGATTTAAATGTTTCAACAAGTACTATAGGAATGTGGGAAACAGACAAACGTGCTATAAAAGATGAATTAATCATTCAGTTAGCCGATTACTTTAATGTAACAACTGATTATTTATTAGGTCGTGAAAAATTCGACAACAGCGACTTACTAGCTGCGCATATTGACAATGATTTGACGGAAGAAGAACGAATAGAGATAGAAAAATATTTAAAATTTATCAGATCACAAAAAGAGTAGTTGCCTAAAAATTAACATTAGGGGGCTAATTGATGAATAAAACAAGTTATGAATTAAAGCAAGAGTTTCCAGAATTGAATTTTGTTATAAATAACAACTTACCAACAAAACTTTTCGGACTTATACAGAATAAAGTAGTACATCTTCATCCTGATTTGTCAGAAAATGAACTTAGATGTACTATAATAGAAGAAGCAATGCACTGGAAATATACCGCTGGAGATATAACAAAATTTAATAATGTAGAAAATATCAAGCAGGAGAAGTTTGCGCGTCGTAAAGCGCATGAATATTTAGTAAATATACAATCACTCGCTTTATGCTACGATCTTGGCTACAGAACATATTATGAAGCTGCTACTTTTTTAAATGTTACTGAAAAATTTTTGATTGAAGTAGTAGAGAATTATAGAGAAAAATATGGACTAATGTATAATAATGGTAATTATATTATACATTTTGGCTCTACCATTCAAGTTTTCCAGGAGGATAACTCTTTTTATCCTTATGATTATGGGTGCTAATAAATTTTGACGAGGTGAACATATGTATTGCCCTAAATGCGGACATGCACTAGACAATCACGAAAATCAATGTCCTAACTGTCTAACACCAATCATTTATCAAAGCAACAACAACGGAAAAGCACAAAAAGCCGGCGAAATTATGGAAGAATCTGGTAAATTAATGTCAGGATGTGGTTGTTTAATGACATTGTTGATAACTATTCCTGTCATAGTAATTTTAATAATTATGTTTTTATAAAAAGGAGATAACGGGATGAGTAAGTATAGTTACTTGTTAAAAAAATGGTGGTTTTGGGTAATTTGTTTATTGATTATTATCGGAATTGGATTTACAGTATGGTACACACAGGTTTATACATCTGAATGGGGTAAAGGGCTATCAAAGGAAGACAAAGAGGTATTGGAAAAGGCAAATAAGTCAACAAACGAATTTAATAAATTTGCAAAAGAAGCTAACTCGGGCATCAAATCGTTTAATAACGATGTAACAATTGATCCGCAAATAGTAATTAATCCTTTTACTAAAATGGGAGATAATATTACCGAAAGATCAGACGACTTTATTAAACATTACGATGAATATTCTATCTCAATCCAAAATATCTTAAAAGATGATTATAATAATATAAAAAAACTTAGAGATGACGTTGTTGCACAACAGGAAGAAATTAAAAGTATTTACTCAAATGCTCATAATTATAACAGAGAATTATCCACTGTTGAATCTAAAATAGTAGAAAATATATATCAAGAAATGCATAAAGAACAAAAAGAAAGCTTAGGATTAAAAAATCATGAATTCAAAAAAAATGCTGAGTTCAGTGATAAAGCAATAAAATTAATGTCTGGCGTTGATTAAAAGATAACTCCGCACCTTTTTTATTCAAAATATGAAAAATAATTAACAGGGAGACTAAATCATGAAAAAAGGGATTGTTTTAGGATTAATTTTATTACTTAGTTTTGTTTTGTATGGATGCGGAGAACCTGAACTAGATATTAGCAAGGATCCCGGAAAAGGATATTATCTACAATACAAAGGAACCACTTCTGATGAGGCAAAGATAACTTTAAAAGATGAAAGCGGAGAAACAAAAAAACTTGATGTAGAGAAAAATAGTTTTACTGCTCTAGTGCCTAGACTAACTTCTAAGGCAATCTACACTGTAATAGCTAAAGATAAAGATAAAGAGACAGAAACTAAGTTAGTAGTTCCTAAACAAAAAAAACTTGTTTCTTATGAAGATTTAAAAGGACAGTTTAATTATATTTATGAAACTGAAGACAAGTTATCTATTTCTCTTCCTGATTCTATAAACAGTAATGAAGAAATAACACCGGGATTTAAAATTATGTCTGATGGTAATAACGTAATGTCAATTTTATTAACATACAGTTCTGAGGATAATATTGGTATCACTGATTATAACGATTTTACCTATTCAATTGCTGCTATTATGATGTCGTTAGATTCGGAAAATAGTTTAGATAAAGTTCTTGATGCTTTAAATAACAGTATGGATAATCAAAAGGAAAATAAAGTCACAGTTAATGATATTACTTATCAATTTTCTACAATTAACGCTGGAACAACAAATATAACAACTTTAGAGATTTTCCCAAACTAAAGAAAGCCTCCGGGCTTTTCTTTTTACCGAAAAAAGAACGTATGTGCGAAAGGAGTGTTATTGATGGCCAACATTGTAAAAACTGAGACTGGCTGGAAATATCGAGTTTCCTATAAAGAAGCTGGAAAGTATAAAGTGAAAAGTAAAAGTGGATTTCCAACAAAAAAACTAGCTTTGTTAGCTGCATCTGAAATGGAGCAAAAGTTGCATCGCGGTGTTGATATAAATGCAGGTGAAGAAAATTTTATTGAGGCTTTTAAAAACTGGTATACAACTTTTCGCAAACAAAAAAAATCAGTAGAAAATGATAAACATTATGATTATGCGATAAAATTCTGTGAAAAATATTTTGCTGGATTAAAGATAAATGATGTAAATAGAACGACATATCAAAAAGCTATTAATGAATTTGCGAAAACACATGCGAAGGAAACTACTAGAAAACGACACGTTTATGTTAGGTCTTTTATTAGAGAAATGGTTTATGAAGGCGTTATTTTACGTGATCCGACAGCTCGTGTTATTATTCCAGACGATGAAACGACGTATAAAGATTTAAAATCTCTATCAGAGGTACAAGTAAAAAAATTAGTAAAAGAATTAAATAATCATTTCAACCCTATCCACTCTTCAATATCAGTTATTTTATTTGCAATAGCTTCTGGAGCAAGATTTTCTGAAATAATTGGATTGACATGGGATTGTATCGATTTTGTGCAAAAAACTATAAAAATAAATAAAACTTGGGACTATAAAAATACAAATGCTTTTAGTAATACAAAAAACTATTCGTCTAATAGAATTATTACTATTGATGATAATACCCTTTCTATGTTAAATAAGATTAAAGTTTATCAATCAGCTGAAAAGTTAAAGGATTCAACATTCAATAAAAACAAATTAGTCTTTATAAACGGCAATTGTTTCCCGCCTTCCAACAACGCTATAAATAAGTCGTTAAAACGTTACTGTAAAAAATTAGGTTTCAATAAAGACATTAGCATTCATGGATTACGTCACACTCACGCTACGCTCCTTTTATATAATGATTGTAATATTAAATATTTGTCTAAAAGATTGGGACATAATACTATAGTAACGACTTTAGAAACCTACTCACATGTAATTGATGAAATGGAACAAAAAGAATCATACAAAATCAGTGAGTTAATGAATAAGATTAATGAAATCTAA